TGATGTAGGAGACCCTATTGCTCCATATATGACACTATCTCAGATGGATGGTGTTAGTGGAACAACTAATGATTTACTTATCGGTGAGACACTAACTGGTCAAACTAGTGGTGCCAAGGCAATATATGTTGAGAAATTTACAGATACTAAAGTATATTTTATCTACCTGAATAGTTCAACTTTCCAAAACGGGGAAATTGTATCCGGTAATCTATCTTCAACCAATGGTATTGCAAATAGCACAAAATTGGGTTCTAAAAATATCACCAAAGATTTCAAGTTCTCTAATGGACAGAAAGGTGGATATTATGATTATTCAAGAATTATCAGAAAGGGTTCTGCAGGAATTCCTTCTAGAAGATTGAGAGTTTACTATCAAACTGCTCATTATGATCCTGCGGATCAAGGTGATATCACGACAGCAAATTCTTATAATAACTTTGATTATGCAAAACTGTCCACAGTAAATGGACATAGAAATTCTGATATTATTGATGCAAGACCTAGAGTAACTGATTATACTGTTGTTGCTGGTGCAAGGTCACCACTAGAATTTGATGGTAGAAATTTTGTAGATGATGTTGATGGGAATCAACATAGTTCCAATCACATTATTGCTTCTGATGAAGTAATGACTCTTGGTTATGAATACTATCTTCCAAGAGCGGATAGAATTTATATTGATAAATCAGGTTCTATAAGTATAATTCAAGGTACTCCTCAGGATCAACCGAGACTTCCTGATAGTATCAGTGGTGCAATGAATATTGCAAATGTTTTCCTACCTGCATACTTATACAATACCTCTGATGCAAAAATTAATTTTGTAGAACATAAGAGGTATCAGATGACTGATATCGCTAAACTAGAACAAAGGATTAAAAATCTTGAGTACTACACTTCCTTGAGTCAAATCGAGACAAATACTCTTAATTTGTTTGTAGAAGATGCAAATGGCAATAATAAGTTTAAGTCTGGTATTTTTGTAGATAACTTCTCTTCTCTTGAACCACAAGATTCTACGATTGGTATCAAGAATAGTGTTGATACTAAAAAAGGTATCCTAAGACCTTCTCACTATACTACTGCAATTAATCTTCAACTAGGAACAACTGCAATTCCTGGAATTGGAGCAACTTCTGATGCAAATCAAGATTCTCAATTCGCAGAGATTGTTGGTAATGGTATCAAACAAACCGGAAGAGTTATCACTCTTGACTACACTGACCAATCTTGGTTAGCACAACCATATGCAACAAGAATTGAGAGTGTAACTCCGTTCCTAATTCAGTTCTGGAAAGGTAATATTAAGTTGACTCCAGATGTTGATGTTTGGATTGATGTCAATAGACTTGAAATCAACAATGTAATGATGGAGGGTTCATTCCAAGGTATTGCAGAATCTCTTGGTGCAGAAGTCACAACCAATGCAGATGGTTCAAGAACTGGTGTAAGTCCTGTTCTTTGGAATTCATGGGAAACTGTTGGTGTCAACTTAGATATGTCATTGTCAAATGACCAACAATTCCTTCAAGGTGCATCTGATGTAATATCAAATGGTCTTGTAGACAATCTTCTTCGTGGAAGAGATGTTGGTGTTGATCAGATCATCGACGCAAGTGATGCAATTGTCAATAACATTTCCGCAAGTGGTGGAATTACACTGGATCAGCAAAGATCTGGAACCCAATCAACAGTCAATGAAGTAATTGAGACAGAATCTCTTGGCGATAGAGTTGTAAGAAGAGATATCATTCACTTCATGAGATCTCGAAATATTGATGTTACTGCAACAAAATTCAGACCTTACACTAGACTTTATTCATTCTTTGACCAAGTAGATGTCAACAAGTTTGTTGTACCCAAGTTGATTGAAATTGAAATGACCCATGGGGCATTCGTTGTTGGTGAAACTGTTGTGGGTAGATTGAATAATGGTGGTTCTCAACAAAACAATTCGAGTTCTGTTCCACGTATAAACTTTAGGGTTGCAAAGTCTGATCATAAGTATGGTCCATATAATAATCCAACAGATCTTTATGACGAAAGTCCTTATGATAGAAACGTTTTTGTCAATCCGGTATATTCAGAATCGTCTAGTACTGTAAACGTTGACACATTCAGTCTTTCTTCTGAAGATTTCCCACAGTTTAGTGGTTATATCTCAAAGGGAATGGTTCTGACTGGTAGAACTAGTGGTGCTCAGGCAAAAGTCTCTAATGTAAGACTTATTAGTGACCGTGTTGGTACTCTACAAGCATCATTCAGAGTGCCTGATGGTGCAAACAATGCCAACCCAACGTTTGAAACTGGTAGGTCAAGATTTAGACTTACCAGTAGTAAAATTAACAGTCAAATCGAAGGAGCCACAACCACTGCAGGTGAAGGGACATTCTATTCTCAGGGTGATGTAGATACCACTCAAGAAGCAACACTCTCTTTGAGAAATGCTTCGGTTGAAACTGAAGACTTTAGTCAACTGAGAAGTATTAGTGATAATTTCACATCCAACACCATTGCGGTTGAAAGTGGATTTGATGTTACAACTACAATCGAGCAAGATATCACAAATATCCAACAAGATTTTATTACCAATGTAACTAATGTCCAACAAGATTTTATTACTAATGTAACTAATGTAACTAATATAACTAATGTAAATAATGTTGTACGAAGACCCACACCACCACCAAGACCACGTAATAATGTTGTACAAAGACCTACATTTCCGACAAGAGACCAATTAATAGGACGAGACCCTCTCGCTCAAACATTCCGTGTTGATGATGAGACTGGAATTTTTATCACCAAAGTCAATGTATTCTTCCAGTCAAAAGATGCAAACACTCCAGCAACTTTCCAGTTGAGAGAATGTAAACTTGGAACACCAACAGAGACTGTTCTTGCCTTCTCTGAAGTTGATATTGAACCTGCAGACGTAACAGTCAGTGATGATGGTTCTATTCCTTATACCATCACATTGGATTCTCCAGTGTATCTAAATGGTGGAACTGAGTATGCTATGGTTCTGTTGTCACATTCCGTTGAGTGGAAAGTATGGATTAGTAGATTAGGTGAAGCTGATGTAAGAACTGTAGACCAAGAGGCTGGTCAAATTCTTGTAACAGAACAACCTCTTCTTGGTTCTTTATTCAAATCTCAAAATGCTTCGGTATGGACTCCAAGTCAGTACGAAGACCTTAAGTTTGAGATGTTTAGATCTTCGTTTAACCCATCTGGTAACGTACAGTTCTTTAATCCAAATCTACCTACATCACTTTCACAGATTGATCCAACTGGTCTCTCTATGAATTCTAGAGAAATTAGAGTTGGTCTTGGTACTACAGTTCAGGATACCGATCTAACTGTAGGTAACACGATTAAGCAACTGAATATTGGTGCAACAGGAACACTAGTTGCCTTTGCGGGATCTGCAACATCAAATCTTTCTATTACTAATAGTGGCAGTGGATACATACCCGCAAGTGGTAGTCAGTCTTATACTGGAGTTGCATTAACATCAATTACCGGTAAAGGACTAGATGCCACTGCAAATATCACTATTACAGATGGTTCTGCTACAGCAGCAACTATAAACAATGGTGGTGTTGGTTACGTAGTCGGTGATGTTCTGACACCTGTCAATCTAGGTGGTGTTAATCTTGGTTCTGGAATGCAACTTTCGGTTGAGTCCATTCTTGGAAATAATACTTTGATATTGGATAATGTTCAAGGTAACTTTGTAGTCAATGCGGGTTATCCACTACACTACGATAACAATAGTGGTATTACAACAGAACTTAATTATGGTGTTGGTGGAGATGTAATTCCAGTTTCTCCAATAAACATCGTAACAAATGGTGATTATATCAAGGTGTTCCAAAGAAATCATGGTCTATATTCGAATGTAGATAGACTTGATCTTGCCGATGTAGTATCAGACACTATACCAATCGGTCTTGCTCAAGAATATAAATTCAATACAACTACATTTATCACTCTTGATGGTGCAGCAAGTGAATTCACTACGTTTGAAAATATTGGGGTTGGTGCTACTAACCCTGGTTACATTAAGGTTGGGGACGAAATTATTAGTTACAATGGTATTAATGGCAGAACATTGACTGGTATTGTAAGAGGAGTAGATGATACTACGATTGCAACTCACGATCTGGGAGAACTTGTTAGTAAGTATGAACTGAACGGTGTTTCATTGAGAAGAATCAATAGACAACATCAACTCTCAAATGTCAATGCAAGTGATTTGGTAGAAGCACCTATTGGTTTGGATTACTATTACATCAAAGTTCAGATGAATGTTGGTGGTGTGAATAGAGCACCTGGTAATGCAGATGGTTTCCCACCTCTATATTTCAATGAAAGAACTGTTGGTGGTGGTCCAGATGTCACAGGTTCTTATAACCTACCTTTCTCGTTGATGACACCAAAAGTAACTACAATCACACCAACTGGTACTAATCTTATCACTCAAGTAAGAACAATCTCTGCGTCAAGTATTTCTGGAAATCAACAGTCATACGTTGATGAGGGTTACGAACAAGTTAATATCTTCAGTAAGAATTACTTCAACTCTCAGAGAATGATTGCATCACCACTGAATGAGTCTCTATATTTGAATAGTGACACATATCCTGGTCAGAAATCATTCTCCATGTTGTTCAGTATGTTTACTATTGACAACAGATTGAGTCCTGCAATTGATTTGGATAATGCTTCTGTAGTCTTTACATCAAACAGAGTAAATAGTCCAGTTACTGATTATGCAGCAGACTTTAGAGTCAATGGTACTGAGACTGATCCAAACTCGTTTATATATGTTTCTAAGAATATCGTTCTTGAGAATCCTGGAACTTCTCTCCAAGTCATATTGGATGCATACATTTCTAATAACAATGATATTAGATTGTTCTATGCATTGAATCAGGATACTAAACCGGAGGAGACTGTTTTTGTCCCATTCCCTGGATATTCTAATGTCGCAAGTAATGGTGCTATTATTGATATCTCAAACAATAATGGTACATCTGATGTAAGAGTACCCTCTATTGATTCCTATCAACCAGAGCCGTCTGTGAACCTCTACAAGGAGTATAAATTCACAATTGATGAACTGATACCATTTACATCTTTCCGTATCAAGGTAGTGGGTACATCGATCGATCAGTCTAATGCTCCACTCATAAGAACCCTTCGGGCTATCTCGTTTGCTTGATATGAAACAGTTAATACCAGTAGAAGGAATGGAAGGTTATTTTAGAGACTCCTCAACCGGAGCCATTCTTAATAAAAATAACCTTGAGTTCCAGACTTATGTAAAAAATAGAGATAGTATGACTAAGGAGAGACAAAGACTTGATTCTCTTCAGAGTGAAGTATTATCTCTAAAAGGTGATATGAGTGATATTAAGAATTTACTTTCAGATATTACATCGATGTTAAGACCAGACTATAAATAGTCAATATAGAAGTTCTTATATAAATGGCTCAGCCTACCACCAGACAAGAATTCACTGATTATGTTTTGAGACAACTTGGTGCTCCTGTTTTGGAGGTCAATGTTGCTGATGAACAGGTTCAGGATTTAATTGATGATGCTATTCAATATTTTAACGAGAGACATTTCGATGGTGTTACACAAGTATACTTAAAGTATCAAGTAACACAAGACGATATCAATAGAGGTAGAGCAAGACCACCTGGTGCACCACAAAATGAAAGTGGAACTACGGGTATTGCATCAACATCAGCAACTGCAAATATTGTAGGTACTGCGACCACATTTACATACTATCAGAATAGTAATTATATACAAATTCCACCTTCAATCATTGGTGTGAATAAAGCATTCCAGTTTGGTGGTGGAATGGGACAGGGTATGTTCAATGTCAAATATCAAATGATGTTGAATGACTTTATTGGTCTCAATGGATGGGGTGCATCTGGTTATGATTTGACATCGTATTCGATGACGATGAGTTACTTGGAGACAATCAACTTTATTCTGAACACCCATAAACAGATTAGATTTAATCAAAGAACTGATAGATTGTATTTGGATATTGATTGGAGTGAGTTACAGGTTGGTGAGTTTCTTGTTCTTGATTGTTGGGCAGCAAATGATCCCAATGAGTATTCGAGAATTTGGAACGATTCGTTCTTGAAACCATATGTAACTGCTCTTGTTAAAAAGCAGTGGGGTCAGAATTTGATTAAGTTCCAGGGTGTGAAACTTCCAGGTGGTATTGAATTTAATGGAAGACAAATATATGAAGACGGTCAAGCAGATCTTGATAAGATCCAAGAGAAGATGATGAGTACATATGAACTTCCACCTTTAGATCTTATTGGGTAATACATTATGCTCAACCCATTTTTCCTGAACGGTAGTAAAACTGAGCAGAATCTAGTCCAGAGTCTTGTCAACGAGCAGTTGAGGATGTATGGAATAGAAGTCTATTACTTACCCAGAAGGTATGTTACAACTAATACTGTTATTAAAGAAGTTATTCAATCTGACTTCACTAATGCATATCCTATTGAAGCGTATGTAGATAACTATGAGGGATATACTGGTCAGGGAAGTATTCTCTCGAAGTTTGGTATTGAAAATAGAGATGACTTACAGCTCGTCATTTCAAAAGAACGATATGAGAATTATATTACACCACTGATTAAAGATGTTCCAGATATTGAACTCTCGACACGACCAAAAGAGGGTGACTTAATATACTTCCCTCTTGGGGATAGGTTATTTGAAATTAAGTTTGTAGAACATGAACAACCCTTCTATCAACTCAAGAAGACATATGTCTATGAGTTAAGATGTGAACTCTTCCGTTATGAAGACGAAGTTATCGATACTGGTATTGAAGATATTGATGACGAGATTGCACAGATTGGTTATATTCAGACACTGACACTAATTGGTGCTGGTAGGTCTGCAACAGCAACCGCACAGGTATGTCCCGCAGGTGCAGTTAATCAGGTAACCATTACCAATATGGGTAAGGATTATGTGACACAACCTCAAGTTGGTTTCTCTTCAGCACCTCCAGGAGGAATTACTGCCACAGGTATTGCATCACTATCTTATGATTATCCAAATTGTAATGGTATAGGTGGTAGAATTTCTGCTATTCATATGACAGATGCTGGTTGTGGATATATTACTCCACCTTGGGTATCAATAACTGGGGATACTGGTGTTGGTGCAGCTGCTACTACGGGTATTTCTACAGACGGTTCTGTTCGTAAAATTACAGTTACCGATGGTGGTTCTGGATATATCAAACCACCTAATGTTTCTATTGGTTTAACCGCCGGTACTTATCCATTATTCGACAATACTAATTATTATTGGGATTCTTCTGTTACAACATTCGATTCATTCTACCCATCACCATCTAGATATGCAGTTGGTCTTGCAGCAATTAGTGCAGGTATCGTTA